GCTGAAGGTATTCAGTCGTTCGAAAAGATAGGTCTGGACGTATTCGTCGGGGACGCGGCATAGCTGCATCACCCACGCAGCGAAGTTGGCGAAGACTTTGTCACAGCCTTGGTCCCAGCTGGTGTAGTCGTTTGTAGTGATGGGGCCCTGGGACCAATGCTTGCGGTACCAGCGGGACATGTCGTCTGGTGAAGCGCGGCAGTGAAGATATGTGCTCGGATAAGCATGTTTCATTGACAGGCGTTCGACGAAGAGGGCAAACGGAGCATCGCGGAACTGTTTCGTCAGCGGAAACTCGGACACGATTTGTCCGGCGGTGGCTGCAGCGAATCGTTTCTCCTCTTTCTTCACGTACTGCGTTTTAAGGAATAGTTCAGTGTAATTGGGAGCTTGGTCAATATTGTCTTTCCGTACCGAATTGGCGATGCCAGCAAGTGTGCGCTTGGAAACCCATGGACTTAGGAAGTCGCGGGAGCACTGGTCGAAGAGAGCTTCATCAAATGGCGCGCTGTTCCATGAGTCTACGTCGAAAAACTTAGCAAACCCTCGCTTGAGTTGTTTGAGCCGGGCCTTGTCGAGGCTGCTAAGATCTGATGAATCTTTGCCGAGAACGATGCGTTTCCTTTCAGAAATGATCTGAGTGGCTTTGTCACTAGCGTGGTGTCGTAGCACCGCGTTAGGCCCGTCTTCCACATGTTGGGCAGTTACAAGCTCAGTGCCTGGTGCCACCTTCTCGCGAACGTCCGGGTCGACAAAAGTGTCATGATTGAAAATAGGGTCGAATTCGCCTTGGACGTCCGGGAGCATGGGGAGTTTGTAACCCGTGCCGTCAGGACGCAGATTCATGTCGTTGGTTACGGGAACGTAAAGTCTAAGCATTTCCCGGATGGACTCATGATGTGAATGTAGGAGTGGGTCTTTGTGGCTCGAGAATGCTGGTGCGCTAGTGGTCGGTTTGGTCAAAGTGCCTCGGGTGGTACGCGCGGTGTAGTAGTCGCCGCCGTCATTGCGTGGGGTTTCCAACCACACGCTCCGAAAGCGAGCTGGCAGGGCGCCTACTATCGGTGTGGCGACGGGTAAGCCAAGTTGCGCGCAAGCTGCCGCAGACAAATTGCGGGCCAAGTGATTGTGCACGGCGCGGGCAATCAGATGGTCAGGATCGTTGGCAGCCGTTACCTCCGCGCATTGATTACGAGAGGCGACGGCTAAGATGGCAGAAAGAATTTGGCTCTTGCCATAGAGTGACTCGACCAAACGCGGAGAGGAACCCATCGTAGCACCCATGACGAGGAAGATGTTACCAGTGGGTCGGGTGAGGGCCGTCCAAACGTTTTCATCGGTTGCAGTGGACGTAAGGCCGCCTAAGTCGATTGCGCAATCGCCTTCGATGGTCAGCCCTTGGCAAGCAGCGAATGTGAGACAACGTTGCCCACCGGAATTCTGGGTCTCGGCAAACCGTGGTGAGACAACTAGGAGGGGCACGTTGTGAGGAGCCTGCGATGTCATGAAAACACGACCTTGGCGCACTGGTTGGCCAGGCTCAGGAGCGATGTAGGGCAGACCCCACAGATCACAGATGTCCTGGGAATATCTTCGCACTATTGTGGCGTAGTCTGGAGAGAGATTGCGAAGCCATTCGGATGTGCTGACGTCATCACGGCAAACGGAGTCGCTTGCAGGGAAGGCTAGACGGCCTTGCGTTGTGTCGCAGGTGATGACAAGGTCTGTGATACCTGGGTTCGAAGCGACGAGGAGTGGAATGAAACCGGGCCAGAGCATGGTGGCATCGTCTAAGATCAAGGTACCAGTGAGTGGTTGGGCGAGGCACATACACCCGGTAGAGAAATTGAAAGATTGCAGACCTGGGAATAAAGGACTTAAAGCTGCCTCTAAGGGGGCACGAAGCTTGTTGAACCAAGTGTGGAACCGCAAATTGGAACACGAATACCCACCAGCTGGGGCGATCGTGGGTAGGAAGCGGGCCAGAGCTGTAGATTTGCCAGAACCGCCGACTCCAGCAAGTATGTGAAAGTTGACGGGGGGGCGATTATAAGTGCCGGTGCGAATATG